AGCGAGCAGAACGTTCCCGAAGCTGACCGCTGGATCGTCATTCCGGCGTGGGCTGCCACCCGCATCAAGACCAGTGAACTGAAGGACGCTTCCCTCTCCGGTGATGGCGTCTCCCAGCTTCGCAACGGTCGCATCGGCCGTATCGACCACTTCACCATCTACCAGAGCAACAACCTGCCGCACGTTACCGACAACACCAAGGAGTGTTTCTATCTGTACGCCGGTCACAAGTCCGCTCTGACCTTTGCCTCTCAGCTGGTGAAGAACGAAGTCATCAAGAACCCCAACGACTTCGGCGACCTGATGCGCGGCCTGCAGGTTTTCGGCTTCGAGAACATCAAGCCCGAAGCCTTTGTTCAGGCTTACGCCACCATCAAGGTGGCCTAACATCCAACGGAACTATGATGGCGGGGCTCCGGCCCCGCCTGATTGAAAAGGAAAGACAATGCCTCAGTATATCATCAACGAAAGCACTGGCGATCTTCTTCCTTTCGACGCCAACATGTTCCCCGTTCTGCAGAAGGCGGGTTGGCGCATGGCGACTGCCGACGAAACTCCGAGCGGCAACACCACCGGCTACATGGTCGCAACGAACGGCGAGATTGCAGTCTACAGCGATTTCATCATGCGCCAGAATCCCAATTTCTGGCGACCGGCACGGAAAGATGAGGTTGAATCCTTCCTCGCGAAGATGAAGCCCTGCTCGGTCGCCCCGCCTGCCCCCACGGCAGAAGTCAACACCTCCCGCCTGGTCCTGCTGAATGGCACCGATATCACCGACTGGAAGGCCACTCAGGTCCGTGATTATGCGGAAAAGAATTTTGACCCTGCCCCGGCATGGGCTGGCAACATGTCCACGGAAGCGCTGCGGCAGGCTCTTGTTACCCTTGATCGTGAAGCCGTAGCCGGAGCGTAACCCATGCTCGCCAAGGAACTACTCTCCAAGCTTGGAACGGCACTCAACGATGCAGGGCATGTGCGCTGGTCAGTGGCGACGCTGCTTGAGTACATCACGGACGCACAGCGCTATACGGTTCTGCTGCGCCCTGATGCCTATTCGAAGGTTGAGGCCGTGCAGCTTGCGGCAAACTCTACCCGTCAGACCATTCCTGCCGGGGCAGTGCGTTTCCTTGGCGTGGTTCGCAATATGGGACTGGACGGGCAGACGCCTGGTTTGCCCGTCACGCTCACACAGCGTGATGCTCTGGATGAGGCCAACAGCGGTTGGCACACTGAAGGAGGAAGTCTCGTTATCGACCACTATGTCTTCAACGAAGACACCCCTGCCGTGTACTACGTGACGCCGCCCCCGGCTGCCGGAGTTCATGTGGAGCTTGAATATGCTGCAAGCCCTGCAACTCTGGCGAGCGAGGACGATCTGCTTGCACTTGACGATACATGGAGTGAGCCGCTGCGCGAGTACGTCCTGTACCTCTGCTACACCAACAACGCCACGGACTCTCAGGAGCGCAGCCGCGCAGAGTGGCACTTGCAGAAATACTACCTCGCCCTTGGTGAAGAGAAGAAGGCCAAGATCATCTACAGCCCCAACGCGGAGGTAAGAGGCAATGGCTAAATCGCAGTGGTGGGCAGGCCAGATACTCGGGCTTGTCAAAGGGGTTGCAGTTACGCCCCCGGCTGCAGTGTATCTCGGGCTGTTCAAGGGGGATGAAGGGCTGCTCAAAGGTGACGGCTCCGTCGCCTACAACGAGTTTTCAGGAGGAGGGTACGCACGCAAGCCCATTGTCTTCGGGGCCATCTCAGAAGGTGTCATGACGCCTTCAGCCGACATTGATTTCGGCGTTCCCACTGCAGACTGGGGCAAGGCCACGCACGTTGCCATTATGGACGCCTTAACCGGCGGGCATGTGCTCTATTATGTTCCGCTTCTTGAACGCCCTGAAGTCTTGAAAGACGGGCAGTTCAAGGTGCTGAAGGCGACCGACATGACGTTGGCAGAGGGGTAGGGGAAATGGCGAACGTCCTTTTGCGCAGCTTTGCTGACCTCGTTGCCCCGTCCGTTCCGGGATGCACAATAACCAGTGTGAAACGTGCCGTTCTGAATGCCGCTATAGACCTGTGCCAGCGTGCCGGGATTTGGCATTACGAGCCTGATGTTGCAATCACTCTGGAGATTGGCAAGCCCCTGCAGGCAGTTGAAGCCCCTGCCGGTGCAGAAGTGTATTCCATATTGGCGCTCTATGTTGATGGCGTTGAATTGTGCCCTCTCCCGGAGAACAGGTGGCCCCGCGAGGCAGCTACAGGAACCCCCCGCAATTGGCGCTTTGTGGAGCCGGGAGAGGTTCGTCTGTGGCCTACGCCCGATTCCGCCGCAAGCATGACTTTCAGAGCGACACTCTGCCCTGTGTTTGATGCGCAGGACATTCCCGCATTTCTTATGAGCCACCACAGGCAGACAATCGCGGCAGGTGCCTTGTCTGAACTGCAGCGTATTCCCGGCAAGCAGTGGAGCGATTTGCAGTCCGCGGCCATAAACCAGCAGGTTTTCATGTCCGGTGTGAATGAGGCGCGAATCCGTGAGAATCAGGGGGGAACGAATGTCTCCCTCCGAGTCAGACCGGTCCGAATGATCTGATAGGAGTTCTACAACCATGACCATGCCGCAATTCAAGAATTTCGTAGGGACCACGTTGCAGACCGGGTGTGCTGCCGGTGACACGGTTCTGTTTGTGAACTCCACCGATGCAACCAAGTTTGCCGGACTGATAGCCGTGCCCGGAGACTGGGCCGTGGCATCCATATTTCGCAAGGGCGATTCCGGCTATCTGTACGAGTTCGTGAAAATCACTGGCGTGAACGGCAACGAACTGACTGTGGTGCGCGGTCTGGAGGGTACCGCAGCCAAGACATGGAATGCCGGTGATTCGCTGGAACTGCGTATGACTGCCAGCATCCTTCAGGCGATGATGGATCAGGAATGGATCAGGCCCAAGCTCGACGACGGGAGCATCGCGCCGGCTACGTTTATCGATACCACCCACTGCACCATTACCGGGAACCACGTTGGAATCTGCACTGCCCGCCGCGCCTGCATGGCAATTCAGACCAGCACAGGTGCCGGGTACATTGTCGGGGCCGCGTATGACGGCGGGACCAACAAGACCACTGTAGAGGTGGAAGGGGTTGTGCTGGACGCAGGGCTCGTCGTTCTCGACCTTGGTGCAGGTGTTCTTGCCGCTCCCAAATATCCGCATGCTGCGACAGCAGATGTGGCCGCTGCGCTTGTAGCTGTGTACCGCAACGAGCTCATTGCTGAGGCCCGAGACGGGCTTTCTGCAGAAGGTCACGGCCACAATTTATCAGATATTAGTGACGCAGGCAGCGCAGCAGCGCTGGACACCGGGGATGCTCCGGAGGACGTGGCAACAAACGAGAAGGTAGACGCCAAGATCGCTGCACAAGCGACAACTGTGCATCCTCCGCAGTCCATCGTGAAAGCCGCTCTCGGCGCTCGTCCTGCTGGATGGTCACCTGCCGATTGTGACGCACCTGTAGAAAGCATGACGGCAAGCGGGACAATCGTAACAGTGCCGGCCGGGCTGCAGGTGGCTTACGCAGATAACTGGCAGGTTCGTCTGTCGGCTGAATTGGCTTCCCCCATCGCCGTTGACCTGAGTGCAGAAGCTGATGGGACCAAATATATCTACGTCGATCTTGATGCAGGCGGTGCGATTGTAAGTGCTGGTGTTACTGACATTCCTCCGGAAGCAGGCGTTTCAGCAGGTGGTAGCGATGTTATGCCGGTCTTCTCAGGTGCTACGTTGGCAGGATGGGGAACTGTATCAGCCACGTCAGAGTTTAACGCAACCAACGCGCCGTGGAAGGCTTTGGATGGCACGATAGGAACTGCGTATCTGTCCGCGTCTGGATCATTCAACGGAGGCGTTGGAAACCAGACTTGGAAGACTAACTTCACAAAGCCTCGAAGCTTCCCCGGAGTCTTCCTCCGGTCAAATACTGCAGTAGGTGACGCAATCACAGCGCCGCGCGATTTTAACGTGCTGTGTGATGGTGTCATTGTTGCTACGTTTACGGGGGTGACTTGGGCTGTCAACGAGGAAAAATACTTTGGGTTTGATACCCCTGCAAGGAATGTCAGCGAGTTGAGCATACAGGTGCTTGCAATCGCCAACACGATCAGCACCGGGTACGTCAGCATGCAGGACGTAAGAATCCCATTGTTTGACGACATGTATAATCCTGTAACCATTACAATGCTCAATAGCGCGGATACCGCCATACGCCGCGTATACCTTGGCAGCGTGGTCAAGTCCGGCAGCTCTATCACGGCAGTGCATTGCTATGCACTCGGGACAAGCGCCGTTATCCCCGTAAACAACGGGACGAATGTTACTACAAATGCGACCTACTACAATACACTTGCATTCCCGGGAAACCAAAGTGCAGAGCTGGAAATCAAGTACAAGGGTCTTTGGTTCCAGCCCCCAGTTATTGCAAGTGCTGGATATGGAGCTAAGGCGCATGCACTTTCAGATAAAATAGAATCCGTGACAGGTTCCGCTAGAATCCTTGACGGTGCACTGTCGAAAAACATTCTAATGACCCCTGTGGCCACAGACGCCATTGTTTCGTCTGTTCCTGCACGCATCATAGCAAGGAGGGGATACTAATGCCTATATACGGGATCGATGGACGCCAAGGTCAATACATTTGCCGCGAGTGGGAAAAGCCTGAAGGAGCGATAGAGATGCAAGGCCCGCCCCCAACTCCTAATGCAGTCGCTCAGGCTGACGGGACGTGGGGCTATTCCTCCGATGCAATCAGGGGCGAACGCGACAGGTTGCTTTCCGCCTGCGACTTTACGCAGTTGCCGGATGCGCCTCTTTCTGCAGCCCAGAAAGCGGAGTGGAGTGACTACCGGCAGGCGCTGCGGGATATTCCACTGCAGGATGGATTCCCCAATTCTGTTGTCTGGCCCATCGCACCGGAGGCGTAGACCGTGCTCATCAACATCAGCGCATTTGCCGGTACCAATCCGCGGACTGCTGCACACCATCTCGACGGTGTGCATGCGCAGCGTGCAGACAACTGCCTGCTGAACAGCGGGGAACTTCGGCCACTGCGTGACCTGAAGGCTGTGCGCACCATGCCTGCCGATTCAGTGCACAGCTTTGTGCTGTACCAGGGTACCAAGTGGCTTGGGTGGCCTGTTGAGGCGAGAGTCTTGCCAGGTCTTATTGCCGGTGACGAGAAGGCCCGGATGTATATGACAGACTCTGCTGCCCGCATGTTCTGCGCTGATGATGTGACGGTGGATGAAGACGGCAACGCGACGGTGGTTCCGGTTCTTCTCGGCGTGCCTGCACCTGTGACTGCTCCCGCCATTTGCCATCATCCCAAGGTGAACATGCAGGGCCGTAGTGACCTCTTCTGCAGGCTGCGTGCTGCTGTGGATGAGACTGTGTACTCCAAGCATGAAGTGGCATGGCCGGACGAATCAGACGACACCGGGAAGACGCTTGAGAGCGTGACCTATGTGTACACCGTAGTTTCTGCCCTGGGCGAAGAGTCCGCACCGTCTCCTGCATCACAGGTGATTGATGTGTATGCCGGTGAAGACAGGTCTACCGTGACCCTCATCGGGCTCGCGCTGCCGGACCTGACAGAGTATCGCGCTGCCGACAAGATCAGGCTGTACCGGTCCCTTTCTGGCTCAACCGGCACGGAGTTTCAGTTTCTTGCCGAGATCGACAAGGCAGAAGTCGAATACAGCGACGCGAAGAACGGTGAAGATCTGGAAGAAGTTTTGCCATCAAGGTATTGGACGCTTCCGCCTTCAGGCGCACAGGGGCTGACCAGTCTTCCGGGCGCCGTGTTTGCCTGCTTCTCTGGCCGCGAGGTTGCACTGAGCGACCCCTTGTATCCGCATGCGTGGCCGCGCGAGTACCGGCACACGCTTGAATATGAAGTCGTGGCCATGGCTGCCACGGGCCGGACGCTGGTTATCCTGACCAAGGCCAACGTCTACACCATGTACGTTGATGATCCGGCAACAGCCGTTCCGCAGCGGCTCGACGGCTACCTGCCGTGCGTTTCATCGCTTGGTGTTGTGGAGACACCCGCAGGTGTGCTTTTCCCCGCGCTGGACGGGCTGTATCTTGTCCAGTCCGGAGCCTTGGCCGCGGTGAATATCACGGCTGCCGTACACGATGAGGCAAGCTGGACGAATCTCAATCCGGCATCATTCCGGGCTGTGTATTACGCCGGTCAGTACATCGCATTTTACGAGTCGCTGGCCGGTGAGAAGCGCGGGCTCATCATCGAGCCGGGGAGCGAGGCCAGCATGGTGCGCGGCCTTGGTCTGTATGCAGAGGCTGTGCATCTCGCGCCTGAAGGCCGCAAGCTGTATCTGGCCCAGCCTGCCAAGAACGGCACGAATATCTTTGAGTGGGGCGGCGCGACGGAACGTCCTATCCGTGCGGAATGGCGCAGTAGCCAGTTCCGGTCGAAGAACCCGTGCAATTTCACCTGTGCGCTGGTTGAAGCCGATTACCCGCCGGTCATGTCCGAGCTTGAATATCAGGAGCAGCAAGCCAAGCTGCTTGAGGAGTATGCCGGACTGCTCACCGCTGATGAGGGAAGAGGGCAGCTTGGCGCGTCCATGATTGGTGAGGTGATGCTCGGCGGCGACCGCCATGCGCATCTGTTCGCCAGCTATATGGAGTTGCAGGTGGTCACGTTCGTGCTCATCGGAGACGGCGTTGAGCGCTATCGCAGAAACGTCATTACCGGCCAGCCTTTCACCCTGCCTTCCGGCTATACGGCTACGGCATGGGAGATTCATGTGGCGAGCGATGTTCCGGTAAAGCGGGCGGCTGTTTCCACGTCCATGAGTGAACTGCTCGGAGGGATAATGTGATGCTTGAACAATGCAACACCGGGGAGCCGCGCAGCCTGCAACTGTTTGTGCAGCGTGTGCGCGACTTGCTGAACCGGCTTACGGGACGGACCATGCAGGCGACACCCACATTTCAAGACCTTGTGGACATGGGGGTGGTGGATACCAAGCGGGCGAAAGAACAGGCTGAGTCGAGGAGGTAGGGCGCATGTACGGTCAGAATCCATGGATGCAGGGCGTCAAAGACTACTGGTCGAAGTATTCGGCAGGCGGCGAGCAAAGCCCTGCAAGGCGCTCCGCAATGGGCGTGAGCTCGATCAACTCCGGAGTCAATGCGGCCAAGGCTGAACAGATGAAGGACCAGGCTATCGGCTACGTGAAGGAACGGGCCCCGATGAGCATTGCAAGCACCGCAGCAAACCTTGCCATGGGCATGCCCGCCAATACCGGGAACATCGTTCAGTCTGCCATAGGAGGGTTAACCAATCCCGCAGCGCTTGCCGGTCTTGTTTCAAGGACGGCGGCTCAGCAAATGGGGCTGGCGCAGCCGACAAGTGCCATGGGCAAGGTGGTCAACTACGGACTGCCCGCCGTGCTTGGCATGGTGAATCCGGCCCTCGGCATCGTCGCCAGTGTGCTCGGGCCGTATGGCTATGATGCTGTGGCGGATATGGCTGATGCGCGGGATGGGGAAATGACCAGGGATGCCATGGAAGATGCGTATGGGTATGCGCTCGGACGGCAAGCGTTTGACAAGACTGCCAAGGATTTTGCGAGAATGGGAAGTGTAGCAGGCCTTTACGGCTTAGAGGGGATGGTGAATGACCTCGACCCTGACTACTACACGGCATATTCGAACAACCAAATCAGTGGACTTCAGCGAGGTCCTAAAGGGTGGGCAGAGACTACATACGGAGGACTCCCCCAGATACGGGATTTTGCTGAAAAGATGGACCGAAAGGAAGCTGCTGCCAGAGCCGCGGAATCCAAAGCTCGCGATGGAGTTCTTGGAGCTCTAGGGGGGTGGGGAGACGGTGGCGGCAGTGGTGGAAGCGGAACAGGGCATAATGATGGCGCCAGCGACAGAGGCAATGGCGAAGGCGGCAGAGGGATATACTAGCCCCGCCGAAGCGGGGCCATGTCTACCACTTAGTCCTTGGGAAGAACTCTTACAGCAGCCTGAGCTCGCTCAATGAATTTCTGCAAGTAAGCATCGCCGTCGGGAACATTGTTGGGCCAAAGCTTTGACCTGTGTGAAGGACCAAGTGGTTCAACATAGGAATACAGGAACGAGAAGTAGCCACCCTGTACGGCATCTGAATGGAATCTTGTGTATGAAATTGTTCCGAAAGCGGTCTTGTCTACAACGTCCACATAGTATGTCCCATTTGGACTGTGCGGCCCAGAGTCGATGTTTTTTATTGTGTAACCATTAAATTTTTTTACGAACCCTCTTTCTCCATGATTGTACATTTTATCGCGTATGACAAAAGCATCGTATACATCAATAGATGAATCGCCGTGAGAAAACCTATAACTCTTAAATGACTTTGATACATCAATCTTACCGTCAAAGGTGAATGAGTCGTCAACTGATAGTAATGGTCCAGAACCCTGAGCGCCGACAATATAAAAATTGTGGTCACTTCTTATTACATCGATTTGTCCAACAACCGATCCGTTCTGCTGTTTCACACACCCACAAACAGCAAACAACAACATCAAAATAACGACTAAGGACTTCCTCATGACAACCTCTGCATTCGGTTTTTTGGATAAAGTTTACACCCTTACTTTGCCCATAGCACCCGCCGCCGAAGCGAGGCAATCATAATTATAGGCTGTGCGTTTGATGAAAGAGCCGTCTCATACTCATAGAAGGAGAGCGAAATGGCATGGGAACTTGGTGATTGGATGAGCGTTCTGGACGGGGCCGTGAAGGTGGCCGGTCTTGGGTATTCTGTCTACGGCGGAATGCAGGCGAACAAGACCGCAACGCAGCAGTACAGCAATGCCGACGACTACAACAAGGCACAGCTTGCCCTTGCGAACAAGAACGCCGACATCGCGCAGAAGCAGTGGAATCTCTACAACGAGATTGGCGTGCCGGTTGAGCGTGCGCAGGCGCTGGAAGCTATTAAGGATGTGGGCCGCAACTCCACCATCAAGGATTACCTGTATTCGCAGACCATGCCGAAGCTGAGGGCCTTCAACGAGATTGAGGACAGCATTATCGGCGAGGCGCAGAACGGCGTAAGCAAACAGGCGTGGATGGACCAGGGCAGCGGGGATGTGAAGCAGACCTTTTCTGCCATGCGCGGAACGGCCGACAGGAACAACGCCCGTATCGGACTGAATCCGAACAGCGAGCGGTTTGCAGCGCAGCAGAAGGACACAGGCATTGCCGAAGCGCTTGCCTCTGCCGGTGCCCGCACGTCTTCTGCCCGAGCCGCAGACGATGCAAGCCGCAACCTGAAGTACAGCGCCATGAACATGAAGGCCGGCTACGGGCTTCTGCCTCAGACCACCTCGAACAGCAACGGTATTCTTGCGTCGTCCCAGTCCGCCATGGGGCAGGCTCTCGGTGGTGTCAGCGGGGCTGCAAAGACTTCCGCCGCACTGGGCGGAATTGCTGCCGAGAGTGCTGCAGGTGCAAACCAGATGGCCGGATACCTTGGAACCAAGATGTTCCAGCCCGTGAGCCAGGGCGGCGTAAATTGGGAATCTGCTGGCAACGCAATCAAGAGTCTCTTCAACTAGGAGGACAGCATGAGCGGTTTTGGAGTTGGAATGAGAGGCGTGCTTTCCGGTATCCGCATGGCTGAAGAGGACGGACGCGCAACCGAACGGCAGGGATGGGCAGCCGAAGAGCAGAAGCACCAGAGCGCAATGCGTCCGTTACAGCTTGAGGCTGCGCGTGATGAAGGGCGCGTGCGGGGTATGCAGATAGATTCCATGGAGCGGCAGTTTGAGGATGAAACAGACTACCGCAACGGCCTTGCACAGCAGGGCATGACCCCCGGCAAGATGAAGGCCCGTCAGTCTATCAACGAGTCCGACATTGCACAGATCAAGGCCGACAACGAGAAGTTCGCCGGTATTGCATACAACACCATGCGCAGGATGCAGACGGCATCAAACGATGATGAGCGGTCAGCCTTGTTCAACGGGCTTATGACCAAGGCTCCCCACCTGCCCATGTCGAACGAAGAGAACGGCCACCCCGGATTTCATGTTGTTGTCAACTCAGACCCCTCAAAGGGCAAGCGCGGGGTCTGGTTCGTTGATGACAAGGGGAACAGCGGCGGCTTTGATATTCCTGAAGGTGAAGATTTCAACGCGGCCACACAGCGGTTTATCGGCGAACTCGTGAACCCTGAGCGCTTTGCTGAACGCTGGTACAACACCCAGGCTGCCGAGAAGGCATATAAGCAATCCGCGGCGGAAAAGGCCGCAGACAGGGCTCACGACCTGAACAAGATTGATCGGGAATACGGTTACAAGGTGAAGATGAAGGCTATGGAGGGGGGCAACACTCCTTCCGTCACTGTTCCCGGCATCGGGAATATGTCCCGTGATCAGGCTATGCAGGAACTGACCAAGCTTGGTGACGTGTTGAAGACTCGCACCAAGGGCGACGACCTCGCGGCAATGATGGCCATGACTCAGATTGAAAATCCGACCGAGCGCCAAGCGGCCATGAGTAAGTTCTTCTCAGGCTCTCAGGGGCAGTCGATCATGTCGGAGATCAAGTCTCTGGCACAGCAAGGCGACGAATACGCGCAGACGTTCATCACCTATGCTGATGCTTTGTATCGACCGACTTCCGCCATGGGGCTTGGGGGGCAGCAGAGTCGTCCTGCTCCGGCAAACAGCGGTATGCTTGAAGCCGGGAATATCAATTTGAACAACAGGCCAGTGGTCAAGAATGCCGACGGAACGATAAGCACGGTCCGCTCTATGTCTATCAACGTAGACGGCAGGGAAGTACTTATTCCCACAGTGAGCGACGATGGCCGCGTTATGACTGATGAGCAGGCTGTAGAGCAGTTCCGTAGAACAGGAAAGCACCTCGGTGTTTTCAAGAGCCCAGAAGCAGCCACAAGGTACGCTGAGCAGCTTCATAATGACCAAGCTGCACAGTACGCTCCGAAGTCCTCCGCCCCTTCATGGAAAGACTATTAAGAGGTGCCCATGTCCCAGACTCAGCAGCCCACGTTTCCTGTTCACCCTGTCGTTGGCGAGTGGCTGAACGACCCTGAATTTCAGGCGCTTCCTGACGACGTGAAGTCGCGTAAGATTGGAAATTTCTTTGATAAGGAGTTGGCGGCCGACGCTGAATTTTCCGCACTTCCTTCGGAGGTACAGGAGAAGAAGCGCAGCAACTTCATGGCCGTGCACACCACGCCCGAACTCTCGTTTTCGCGGATTGGCAGTGCCGCTGCGCACGAAATCACACAGTATCCGGGCCGTGTTGCAACCTCTCTGCGATCCAACCTTGAGTACGTTCCCGAGGCGGATGATTCCAACGTTCAGAATCTGATTCATGATCCTGTTTCCGGCCCCGAGGTGCAGCGCAGAGCGTCTGAGCTTGCTCAGGACAGGTGGATGCCAAGGGATAAGGCATTGCGCATTGCTGCCAACGAGATTGAGCAGACACGCCATGTAGAGAAGGCCCCCATGGTGGACGGACTCAAGAGCGTTGAGCGTGCCGTTACGCCTGACGTGAACCCTGCATATGACGGGCGTTCATCCGGCATAGTGGAAGATGCCGTGCGCGGTCTTGCCGGTTCTGCTCCGGATATGGCTATCACCGCCGTGAACCCTGCTGCCGGTATCGTTTCCATGTTTGCAAACATGCAGGGTGGGAAGCAAAAGGAATTGGAAGGCGCGGGCGTGGATAGCAATCGCGCTTTCAAGGCGTCTGCCGGATCGGCCATGGCCTCATTGCCCATGGAAGCCCTTGGCAACATGCTCCAGCTTCGCGCCGTAGGCGGTCTGGCAAAGTCTGCATTTACGCGAAACCTCACCCACCTTGCGGAATCTGCGCTTGGTGAGGGCTTCACGGAATACGCTCAGCAGTACCCTGACGAGTTCGCGAATCTGTGGGCTGCCAACCCGCAGCTTTCCCCCGCAGAGTTGCAGGCCGAAGCTTTGAAACGCCTTCCGGAGATGCATGGCAGAGCCGTTCAGGCTGGCAAGGTCGGTGCATTGGCAGGCTCCATGCTCCCCGGTGCCGGTATTACCGTCAAGGCTCCTTTCGATGCTTATAGGGCTGCACGCAAGTCTCGTATCAAGGAGGGCCAGAGTGTCGACCTGCTGAAGAACGACATTGACCTGACCGACCTTGAAGACAATGCGCCTGCAGAGCATGGACAGGATGCCGGTTACTCTGAGGAAGAAGTAAACGCCCGCTATGAATCATCTCGTCATGAGGCCGTTGCCCGCTCTGAGCAGGCGAGAAACGAGCGGCTTGCTAAGGAATCTCCGTTTCCTGATGCGGACATGCTTTCCGGGCCCAGTCCTGAAGTCGCTCCTGCCCATGCGCAAACCCCTGTTCAGGAAACCTCGTACCGTGACGTGCCAGGATACTCCGAACAGGAGGTTGAAGCCCGGTACCGGCAACAGCATCAGGCAGAGTTCCCCACCGCGGGAGAAGCCTTGTCCGGCCCTCGGGTGGAAATGGCTGATCCGTGGGAAGGGCTCAAAAAGCGTTCCGACGGAAAGCCCTATTCCCAGAAAGGCGCGGACCTGCTCATTAAGAGCAAGGCCAAAGAGGGTAAGGCGTGGGAGGCCTTTGAGGTTGCTCCAGGCGCGTATGGTGTGCGTGAGGTCGTAGCGCCCAACGCTTCAGGCGATAGCGCAACCGCCGCTGCAAGCGTGGGTAGTGGCACCGAAGGTACGACTGCTACAAAGAGACAGCCTTCCTTTGCTGTGTCCGATTTCATAGACGGAAAAGAAAATACGATCAGCCTCAATAAGACGTTTGGATTTGACCTTAGTCTTGCGATTCAAAAGGCGGCGGCTGATGTGACATCTGCAAGGGAATTGGCTAGCGAGGAAGTGTGGCCTACGGACGAAGAGCTGAGAGCCTCCGCTGATGAAATCCGCAGACAGAGAGAAGAGAGACGGGCGCGCGCCTTTGCCGAGGCTGAAGCTGAAAATCGGAAGTTGGAGGAAGAGGCCAAAAAGCCAAAAGAAAAAGTGCAAGACGCGAGCACTAGCGAGTTTGAAGTTAATACTGAAGAATCCGGGGAGGGGCGCGTCAGAGTTATCCGCAGGGAGAATGGTGCCACTGCCTTGATTGTTGAATCGAAGGCGAAGGAGTCACAAGTTATAGACGTCAATCCGGAGTTTGCAGCTTCAAAAAGCGATAGTGAACTGGTGGAATACTGCCTTGAGCCCCTTGGCGTGCTTGAAATTTCACCCACCAAGCCCACCATCAACGAAGCTGCACACGAGGCGGCCACTTCTCCGGAGAATGAACTCCCGCAGCCGACTGAAGGACAGAAGCAGGCGGGGAACTACCGAAAGGGACATATCAAGATTGGCGGGCTCGACATCAGCATCGAGAACCCTGCAGGCTCTGAGCGCTCCGGTACCGACGCCGACGGCAAACCGTGGTCAGTGACCATGGCCGACCACTACGGCTACATCCGCGGCACTGAAGGCAAGGACGGCGACCATGTCGACGTGTTCCTGAATCCTGCCATGGAAGCGGAAGAGGTAAGCGGTAGTCCTGTTTTCATCGTGGATCAGGTAGACCCCAAGACCGGCAAATTTGATGAGCACAAGGTGGTGATGGGATACCCCGATGCTGAGTCTGCCGAGGCCGGATACAAGGCCAACTATGCCGAAGGATGGAAGGGAGTGGGGGCAGTTACCCCCATGACCTTTGAAGGCTTCAAGGGTTGGTTGAAGAATGGAAAAACAAAGAGGCCGGTGGGGAAGATTGCGAAGAGGGTAAGTCAGGCAGGACGGGACGCAGAGAGCGTGAAACGTTCTGTTCTTGAAGGCAATCCTCAGGCCAACGCGGAGACTCTTGAGAAGCTTGTAGAGCTTCCAAGTGATGAATGGTTTGAATCTCAGGCAGGAAAAGACCCGAAGGTTATTCTGCAAGAGATAATCAGGCAGCATGGCACTGAATCTCGCAGCATTGCTCGTGGCAGGGCAGACTACCTAGAGCGCAGGCAGGCCAGAATAGATAGGCTTGAAGCTCGTGCAGAGAAGGCCCATGCCAAAGCCAGTGCGCACCATCAGGCCGCGGACATGAGCGAGTCGGCTTCAGGTATACCTTTTGGTCAACCAATCCTTGTTGGGCACCACTCTGAATCTCGTCACAGAAACAAAATAGAACGTGCCCGAAAGCATATGGATATGTTTGTCGAGGAGCACAACAGGGCCGAAGACTTGGAGCGCCAAGCCCATGCTGCGGATGTTAGCCAAGCAATTTCATCAGATGATCCCGAAGCCATCACCAAGCTTAAAGACAAGATCGTCAAGCTTGAGGCGTACCAAGAGCGCATGAAGGCTGCCAACAAGGTTATCAAGAACAAGAAGCTGAGTGACGACGAAAAGATATCCAAGCTTGTCGAACTGGGTATTGAGGAGTCGGTTGCAAAGCACCTGCTGAAGCCTGATTTTGTTGGACGCATCGGGTATCCGTCGTTCGAGTTGAGCAACAACAACGCTAATATTCGTAGGATTAAGGAGCGTCTTGAGCGGATGCAGAGGAACGATGCCCGGTCAGGAGGCGAGTTTGAGTTCAATGGCGGACGCATTGTTGATAATCCCGAGAATAACCGAGTGCAGATTCACTTCGACGCAATACCGTCCGACACAATAAGGACTGAGCTCAAACGGAACGGGTTCAAGTGGTCTCGCGCAGAAAGGGTATGGCAGAGGCTGCGTACTCCCTATGCCCTGCATGTGGCGAAGCAGATAACGGGGAATCTCAATACCCCGGTCAACCATGAAGATTACCTTTACAGTCTCTCTACGGAGCATCTTAACGAGATCGCGCGTCGAGCCGGGGTGAAGCCAAGGGATAACAAGGTCGCTACTGTAGAAGCAATCACCGAAGGCAATGGGCGTGCCGAGATTGAGAAGATTATAAAAGATGTCAACGAAGACCCGGAATATCGGGTTGCCCTTTCTCGTGGAATCAAGAGCACCGGCATGTCTGCCGAGTCCTTGCGCGAAGCCGTTGCCCCTCTGCAAAGCGCGTCGGTGAACAGCTTGCCGGTGCGCGTGGTTCAGTCCATGACAGACCTTCCGGCGCATATACAGGCCGAAGCCCGCAAGGGAAATGGGGTCATCAATGCCGCGTATGATGGAACGGCCATCTACCTCGTTGCGGATCGCATAGCTTCACCTGAAGGTGCGGTGGCCCTGTGGATGCACGAGAACGGCTTGCACCACGGGTTGCGGTCTATGATGCCCCACTCGGACTACAAGCGCTTGCTCAATCAGGTGTGGTTGTCTGCCGGTGGAAAGAAGGCCTTCAAAGACATTGCGGCACGCTACGGGTTGGACCTTTCTACCAAGGAAGGCCAGCAGTCCGCAGCCGAAGAATACCTTGCGAAGATAGCGGAGAAGATACAGGCGGATGAAGCCTTGTCTTCCCGTGAAAAGAGCCTGTGGCGCAAGTTGCGTGAGGGCATCATGGCATTGCTGCGTAAGACCGGTTTCGATGTGAAGCTGACCGACTACGAAATTGCCGGGATTGTGCAGGATGCAGTGCGCTGGACAATTCACGGAGAGCGTTCGGAATCCGGCGTCCACGTCTTCAGCGGAGGGGAGGTTGCAGCTTCAAGTCGTGACGTTACTCCGGAAGAAGCGGGCATTCAACTTCAGCATGACATGGAAGAGTGGTCGAAGCAGTTGGACGATTTTGAGCAAGGAAAGCTTGGCCGTAAGATGCTTGTTGTCGGAAGTACACCTGACGTGCTTAGGAAGCTTGGTGTGCCAAATCTCCCAATGGCCATGACGGGGGCGGATGCTGCGAAAGTTATCGGGCCGCGTGAGGATCATCAGTTGCCGCTAGCGCAGTTCAAGAAGCTTCCCAGGGCGTTGTGGGAGCCCATAATGATTTTCGATTCATCCGAAAAGGCAGGGGCTCTTACCATACTGACTGAGATCAAGAATCCTGTGTATGGAAAGAACGTGATGGTTGCTGTCCACTACGACTACAAAGAACAGCGTGTCAGGATCAACAGGATAGCAAGCGCACATGTACGGAAGGATGGCTGGTATTCTGGGCAGATACTGGCAGGGAGGTTGAGATACCAAGACAAAAAGAAGAGCCTCGCATGGGCGAGGACGAACAGGCTACAATTGCCCAAGGTGCCGACCATGCGAGGCAAGAAGAATATACTCACAGAAAATGACATCGTCAAGCCTGTACAGCCGCAAAATAACGTAGCGCTCTCCCTTGCCCCGTCCGAGGTGGTGAGGTCCGTGGCCGGTGATGATGTCCGCGTACTCTTTAATTCCGGCGACCTTTCCAAGCTGCGCGAGATTATCTCTCTGCCGCACTGGATTGCGAAGGCACATTCCGGCTTCAAGGCTGCATACGACGTGCAGTTGAGGCGCATGGACCAGCGGGCAAAGCGTCTTGCCGCTGCCGTTGAGCAGGCCCAAGACCTTTGGGAAGCGCCTCAGCATGTGCTGGATGAAGTTGCCGCTATCGTCTGGAAGCTTGAGGGCAAGAAGATCAAGGCGCTCGACGGCATTCCGAAGTTTGAGAAGGTGCGCGGCGAGGATGGCAGGCCGGATTACAAGGCTGGTCGCCCCAAGCTGGAGATCAACCCCGAGTACACCAAGGCTTTCAACGCATGGCTTGCAAAGCAGGGTGTGAGCCCCGAGGCCCGCAAGGTCTACGGCACGGTACGCAAAGTGCTCGATGACGCTTTGCTTCGCGCTTATGACCATATGCGGAATATGAGCGAGGTCAGCGACGACGCTATTGCGCAGTTCCGGAGCACCATCAACCACGTTCACAACTATTTCCCCCATCAGCGTTACGGCGACTATTTCGTTACGGCCTATGCGACTGTGGATGGAAAGCGGCAGGTTGTGTGGCGTCAGCATTATGATGCACTGACTGAAAAGGCTGGACTTGCTACAGTGAAGGGACGGAAGCTTATTCAGCAACTCAAGAAGGATCATGTTGAGCTTGCGAATATCCCCATGTCTGATTGGGTGATTGGGCCTGTCCAGAAGCTGCCGGAAGATGTGTACTCCACCAAGGTCGACACCATGGCCATGGAGCAGATTGTCCACCGTGCGACTGAGTCCATCGCCAACGGTGAGCAGGCCAAGGAAATCAAGACGGCGTTGACCAAGGCCATTGCAGATACCCTGAAGGCTCGTGGTTGGGGTTCTCACATGATAGGCCGTAAGGGTATCCCCGGTTTTGAGAAGCAGGATATTCGCCGCGTTCTTTACGACTATCTGTCTGGCGAGTCCGGATGGGAGACGAAGATGGAGGCTGCCCGCGGTTTTGCCAAGGCTGTTGGCTCCATCAATGCCAAGGAGCGCCCCGCAGAGTATCGTTACACTCTGGCCTATGTTGAGGACATGCTCAGGAATGCGGACAAAGCAGACAGGATCGTCGGAAACATCAAGGGCGTGGCATTCCTCTGGTATCTCGGGTTTAACCTCAAGACCGCCGCGCTCAACCTGACGCAGAACGTAATCTCCGGGGCTCCGCGGCTCGGTATGGATATGCCGCATAGTCACGGTGCCTATACAGCCTTTGCCAATGCGTGCAAGGACGTGGTTGCCGGTGCCAAGAATCCCGAGGCGTTGCCCGCAGATGAACAGCGCCTTTTGAAGGAAATGTATCAAGAAGGCACTATTGCGTCGAACTACCTTGATGAAATTCAGGGCCGTATCGGGCTGCGCAATGGACTCGGCGGTTGGGAAAAGACTCTGAGCTATGCCGGTCTGCCCATGGCCGTTGCCGAACGGTTCAACCGTGCTACCCTGGCACTCGCTGCATACAGAACCATGCGGGACGGCAAGGCCACAGATAATGCCAAGTCTCGCCACGCCGTTGAAGGTGACATGAAGCCTGAAGAAAAGGCGTACTTGCAGGCAAAGGGATTTGCAGAAGAAGTTACCAAAGATGCACACTTTGTATATGGCAAGGCCAACCATCCGCAGTTTATACGGCATACAACCGTGGGCCGTTCCGTGCTCAACCCCATGTATACGTTCCGCACCTTCTCGCACAACCTGTTGTCTTTCTGGCGTTGGGCTCTGGGGCAGGGCGGACCTGGTGCAAAGGCTGTGCTGCAATCAATAGGCGGCACAGTTGCCCTTGGCGGCCTCAAGTCGGTTCCGTTCTTCGCCACACTTTCTGCGCTCTGGCAGTGGGGAACCGGTGATGATGACGATCCGAAGGAAGAGATTCGCAAGGCGTTGCCTGACAACGATATGGTGCGCGACATGGTAATATACGGTGCCCCGGCACTGGCAGGTGTTGATATGGGCGGGTCGCTGTCGGTTGAAACTCCGATCCTTTCCGAACTGGAACCAGGTGCGAGCGCAGATGATGTGATGAGCAAGAATGTTTCCGACCTCTTCGGTATTCCGTGGGATTTGGCAGTGCGCAAGCCGTCGAGAGTAGTAAAGGCCGCTAAGGGCGGTGACTACCTGCGGGCGGTAGAAGAGGCGGCACCTACGGCGCTGAAGAATATTCTCGGGGCTTATCGCATGAGTACAGACGGGCACCTCTCCCTCTCCGGAAAACCCATCAGTGAACCTGGCGAGTTCTCACCGCGCAAGTTCTCCGCTGGAGAGGCGGCAGCCAAGGCGCTCGGGTTCCAGCCTGTTGAGAGTTCAAAGGCATGGGATAAGACCAACGCCCGCCAGTTGTCAGCGAAGGCCAGGGCCGACGCCCTTGCCGGTATGGCAGGCCGATTCGCAACGGCAATGCGCCATGGTGGAGATGCATCGGATTCCATTCAAGACCTCATGGAATGGAACGCGAAGCAGATGGAGAAGGGCAAACCGTGGATGGTTATCTTGCCCGATGAGTTCGAGGCAGCAGTAAAGGGTCGTATGATGGGCGGCAAGGTAGGGAGGCGCGAGGCAGCGAGGTTTATGGACCAGCAGCAGGCGTACGAATAGAAAGGCAGAGATGAAAGAAAAGCCCCCGAAAGGGGGCTTATTTTATGGAACTGAGCGCGTCATGCCTACACGCATGTTGGGCCATTCGGTATGGTGACATGGTGAAAGGAGGCAGCCATGTATGACCCAGTAGCCGAACTGCGCAAGCGCGGGGTGTTCGTCCGGCTCGTAATTAAATCCGGGGAGCAGACAGTGCAGACAATCGGAGATGGACGCAAGATGCACGCTCTTGAGCAACGTGCTCATGACAGATGGGTGAGTCTCACAATTGCTCGGTATATTTCTCTGATCACCATGCAGTTGGACATGGCAGATAAGGCCGGTGGGTACAGGTCAGTAAGCTGGCTTGTCAGTCACGGATATTTGAAGGTTTCAGAGGGGAGATATGTGCGGGTGAGGAAGAAGGACTGA